TTAGCACCCCAACCTGTTGCGAGTAAATCATCCTCACCCCAGTAAGCTTGGCCCCAGGTAAATCGTCCCCATCCCGACATGGGTTACTCCTAAGCTAATCTTATGATTGCGTTACTTGCGTCTGCTATTGGAAATTGAATTGTGAAAGTTCCGTTAGTTGCAGTTTTGTCTGAACCAAAAGCGATTGCACAAACAGCAGGGTCTCCTGCTACAGTATCATTATAAATTAAACAACCATTTGCAGTAAAAGAAGCTGATGTCCAAGAGATGTCATCAAAATCACAAAACGCAGTTGTTCCAGAAGTTGTTGGTGTAACACTTGTTAATGCTTGACCACCTGCAACGTAAGCAGAGCCAGCGTCATTTGTAATTTCATTTGTAGCACTATATGCAGTTGTTGCTGCACCTAAAGTTGCTGAACTTGTGTACAATGCAAGTTTGAATGTATCACCTGTAGTTGCTGTAAAGTCATGTGTTCCAACTAAAATTTGTTGTTTGAAACTTGTACAAATTGCCGATGTTATTGCCATAATTTTTTTCTCCTATTACGGTGACGGTGAAGGTATTGGAATACGTACAGTACCATCTGTGTAATCGTCCCTCTTACGTCTACCAAGTTGCTCTGCAGCAAACTTCTCAACTTCCTGTTTATACTTATTTTCATATAGTGTCAACATATCAATTGGACCTTTTAAATATCCATATGCTTCCACAAGACATGCATATAGTAAGCCATTTGGAAAATATTGGCTTATATAAGTCGTTGCATTTGAGCTAGATAACCCATCTGGAATAGCTTCATAGTGAATTTTGAATACATAAGTGTTATCGGGTGCAGGCGCCAGGAACAATCTTCCTGAAGTGGTATCTGTTACCCCAGTTGCTCCACCAAACATAGCATAGTATTTTGGTTTTCCAGTAGAAGTTTCTGCTGGAATATATTCTTGTAAATAAGTTTCATCTTTCTTTTCTAACCAAGAATTAGAACCTGTAGATAAAGAAGTTGAATCATAAACTTGTACACCTTTTACAAATAAAGTTTTAGCTGGAACGTTTATAGTTGTTTGACCAGTAACTAAATTACCAATAGATTGTTTTTTATATGCATCAATAGGTACATCTCTTAAAATTCTTGATTCTGAATTTTCAATAATTTGATCTGTGATTGTAGAAGTTAAAACATTACTATCTACTTCAGTATAATCTTGAATTGCTGTTGTTAAAGTTGTGTATGTAAATCCTGCCATTATGGTGTTAATGTTACTGGACCAGCGGTCACAAACATTCCTCCTGAATTTTCCGTTACAGTTGCATTACTTCCACAATTAAAACTATAACTATTTGTATTAATAACTGTTATAACAAATCCTGAAGCATTTTCAAACACTGTATATGCTAATCCTCCTGGACTTCCATCAACATTTCTAAAACAAACTGTACTACCATTACTTCTACCATGACTAGGTTCTGTAACAGTTACTGTTGCGGATCCTGAAGTTAAACTAAATGGATCACTAGGTAATAAATTTTCTGTAGCAGGCTCTACTCTTGCCGGTCTTGCATTCATTAATCCTTGTGGATCACCGGTAAATCGAGTTGGATCTAATTGTGGTTGCTTTGCTTCGAATTCAGATACGTGTACAAAAGAACCATTCCATTCTTTAACCATCTCTTGATAAGGAAATGCCATACCTGATCTGTCTGATATTGCTTGTGCGTATTTTCCTCTAGATAATTTTGACATATTAAATATTTGGGTAATAAGTTTTTGGGGTTATAAAAGAACTTGAAGAAGAACCATCTTCTTGTAAAGCTCTTTGTAATTCATCTTCATACAATAATTTCATTTGTTGAGTCATTTGTGGGTTAAATTTTTGTGATAAATAAAATGCTAATCCAGAAGCCATACAAGGTACAAATCTGTAAGGTACGTCAGTTGCATTAGTATAATCCCCAACATCTTGAATTCTTTTTACATAGTAATAATTAAGAAAGTTTCCGGCTTCAGATGTGCCTGGTGTTAAATATAAAGTAATAGTTACTTTATCTATAAATCTTTGTACAAAATATTGAGTTGGTTGACCTTCAGAAGTTTTATTAGATAATGCTTGATAAGTTGATCTATTAATTTTTGTAAGTGGAGTATCTACACTAGATGAATTTCTATAAGATGCTTCTAATACATCATCTACACCATATACTGCTGTTGCATCTGAAGTACCATCAGAAGTTGATCTGTACATTGTATATACCGCTTGACCATCAACTAATGTAATTGAATTATTTGCAACTTCCCAATAATGAAGTCCTCTGTTTCCCCATTCTTGAAACATGATATTTAAAGAACGTCTAGCTTGTCTTAATTGATTACCAGAAACTCCTTGCATACCAATTCGTTCGTAAGCTTCTTCTATAATTTCATCTATAGAAAAAGTTTTATCGAATGTAGTTGTACCCGAAGTAGTATTAGCCATTTAGCCTCCTACTTGTCTAATAATATAGTCGCAGCAGTTAAACTCGAAAATGCAGAAATTGTCATTCCACCTTCAAATAAAATTCCATCTTCTGGAATATTGAAAGCAAAGACATCACCTGCTGGTGCATCACCAATAAATTGTGTAACTGAATTTCCGTCTTGTAAAGTTATTGATCCGGCACCTGCTGTTGAATTAGAAAGAATAATTCCTCTTAATCTTGTTCTTCCAGCGAACACTGCACCTGTTCCTGTTACTCTTACTGCTTTTACATCTGATTTCATATTTTAATCTCCATTAAATTTATGTGGGCCCGAAGGCCCACGATATTATTTATTACGATGTTGCAATGTCAGTCGTTGGAGCAGCCATTTGCTTCCAAGTAGTTCCATTTGAAAATGCATAACCTGGATTTCCAGCAGCACCATTTGAAACATAAATCATAACACCAGTATTTCCTACAGCACTTAGAGTAGCACCAGTAGTTGCGTTCTGAACTACAGATGTACTTGAAAAACTCCAAGGTGTAGTTCCACCTTGTTGAGTATCACCTGCGTTTGGATTAGGTCCTCCGATAAAACCATTTATCGATGTAACCGGTCCTGAAAATGTAGTATTTGCCATAATTATATCCTCCTAGTTTCCGAACATAGTCTCTAGGCCGTCGACTATACGCGTCTATGTTCTAATTAATTTGTATAGTAATTATTTTATATACGAAATTATTGAATAGTGCAAGATATCCCTAGGCAATATAATTGATTTTAGATATTTATAAGTCCTAATTATCCAGCGTAAAGGTGAACTTCACCATCTAATGGATTTGTATGGACTTCTTCTTCCTGTTTCCTGATGATCGATCTAATTACTATTTTGATCTCATCACCTAGAACAGACATTTCTGGTGTTATTTGTCCTTTGTTTTCAAGAAACAGCTCGTTCCATCTAGATTCGAGTTTCAGTTTCTTCGCGAACAATACCATGTTGTCCTGAGCCATTTGTAACCTCCTCATAGGTTATATAAAAATCACTTCCAGCACCGTGATACTGTAAGTCATTTTGTTCCCATTTTATATCAGATTTTCCTAAGAAGTCAATGATGGGTTTATTTAGCTCATCCGCATTATTTATCTCTTTATAGCTTTTAATTTCAAACTCGGTTTGAAGTGTTTTTGTAAATATTTTAATTAAGTATTTATACATGGTTTTCTCTTTCTATATTCATAATGAGGCGGGATTGTGTCCCGCCTCAAAATTTCTAATTATTATGCACCTGGTGATGCAAAAATACCTCTATAGTCAGATACACCAAATGAGTATCTTTCTCTAGCTTTGTATCTTACATTACCTGTATCAAAGTCACCTTCCATTGCAGTCTTGATAGACGCTCTGTCAAAGTACTTCATACCATTCGGCACGTCAGTGATAATGTAAAACGCATCTGGATCAGTTAAGAAATTGTTCACTCTGTAACCTTGAGGAACCATTCCCATAGAAACGATTGCGTTGATGTCATTATCAGCTGTTCCCACTCTACCTTGAGATTTCATCAATCTCTCAGCTGTGAACTGAAGTTCAGGTGGAACAATCATCTTAACACCTCTTGCAGCAATTTTTAGACCTCTTTCGTCTGTCATTGCAGCAATATCGATTAAAGATTGCTCTAGTGAAGTTTCGTTCAAGTCAGCTGCTGTAGCTAAAGTGTTCGATACAGTTCCAGCAATAGTTGGGTGTGATGCACTAAATAATGCAACACCGTCACCTGATGTGAAAGTACCGAATCCATTAATTAATGGATTTACAGCTTTTACTTGTTTTGTGTTCGCCATAGATCTAGCTAATGCTTTAGTATATCTACTAGCAAGTCTGTCATACAAGTTGTCCTCGATTGCTTCTTCAGTTATTGAGAAGGCAAGAGCCACAGTTTCGTGTGTATATCTTGCAGTGTAAGTCTCTTGAGCATTGTCAAAAGTTACACCTGATCCTTCTGGTTTAACCTGAGCATTCGCGAAACCTGATAACATAACTTCTTCTTCAAACGCTCTGTCTGAAGATTCGCTAGTGTAGATTTCAGCATGCTGATTCTCATAACGTTTATACTCCAAGCCGAATAGGGCATTCAAACCTGGTTCTAGTTCTTTAACTAGTTGTCCTCTACTTATCGCCATAGTTTTATCTCCTTATTATATTCCGGCTTCTTGTTTCATAAAGTGTTCGTTGATAGTAACGATTACATTCGCATTAGCTGCGCCTAGTTCGTCATTATCAGGATCTTTTGAAACACCGATTATTTTTAATTGAGCAGCAGTATTTGCCATAGTTCCTGAAATTTCTACTTTAGAAATATAATCAGGTGATGACCCTGCAGCGTACACAATGTCAGCACAGTTTCCAATGTTAGTTTGAGCTACTGTACCAGCACTTTGTACTTCAAATCTTTCGTAAGGGTCGTCAGAAACGAATCCTACGATATCAGTTGCAGTGTTAGATGCAGCTAAATGATTTGCCCATGTTGGTTTACTAGTTGAAGCATCAGTATAGAAAACACCATTAAGTGATCCTAATAAAACATCTCCTGCCGCTGCAACTTCAACTTCACCAGTAGCCGCCATGATTACTGGGTCCCATTGATAGATAGCAGCTGAACTTGCAGCAATGCTGTACTCGGATAAACCTTGGTTGTCTCTATTCTGACCAACTTTTCCTATTGCTTTCAATCCGAAAGCGGCGTCTTTATTTGCCATAGTTGTGTCCTCCTTATAGACATTTTAGTTTAGTTTATCCTCTGATGGTTTAAGAATTCTTTTAGGATTTCTTTGAGCCACCGAAGG